TGCGACGGGTTGGCCGCCAAAGCCAGCGGGTGCAGTGGAGCAACAAAGCCAGCAGGTAAAGCACCGTCATCATAAGCCGGAGACATTTGAACGGCAGCATTGATATTTTCATAAGCCGCGATTTCATTCGAGTCTTCATACTGCCCTTTCGGGTCTTTGCGGACCTTGACCTTAATCTTCAGCGGAATGCCGTGCAGTTGAGCAGAGTTTTGAAGTTGCAAAACATTCACAGAATGGCAAATCGCAGACAGTTGTTTTTGAGCAATTTCAACAGCGGTCGGATTAGGGTTTTGCAGATTCAAGTTTTGAAAAACCTTCTGGTTATTATGCTTGCTGCCGATAATCGAGAAGCGCAGTTTCAAATACGCGCCAGAACCGTTATTAGTCGGTCTCATTTCCGATTCATCGATTTTAGCATCATACCATCCAGGCTCTATTGCCTGGATGGGTTTTGCGGGTTCTACGGCTGTTGCATTGAAATTGAGTGCTACACCTAAACTCATGATAAGTTCCTTTAAGTTAGTGGGCTACGCCCATGATTTTTGCAAAAATAGCTCCGAGATGAGGATACTCCATAGCGTCCAGAGCTCCGCTACGGTCTTTTGCCACAAATTGCAAATCAGGTTGAGTTTGCAAGAAGCGGAAATTTTGCCCGTTTTGGTCACGACTTGTACCTAGACGGAAAACTTCATCAAAGAAGTACGGCAACTGTTGACCAAGTTTGCTTCCAGGCATCGCAGGTTGATACATTGTAACACCTGATATTTCGTCTTTACCCTGTTCCATTTTAGCCGAGAAGTAAACATTCTTTCTCGGCAAGTCTCGAAACAGACGGATGAGTGTTTGCATTTTTTCCAACAGTTCCCCATACGCTTGACGCGGGTCTTTTACTTGGCGTTTAGCATTGTTCAGGACGACTTCCGCAATTTCGGAAATCGAATCCAATGCAACGCTTTGGAAGTTAGCTGCTTCAGCGGACGTAGATGCCCAACGATAGGCTTCCGTTAAATCATCGACTGTGTTAATTACAATTACAGGAACATCGTAATTGATACCTTCCACACCGATACCGTAGATTCGTTCCAAGTTTTCTTTTCGCAAAGAAAGCAGACCTGATTCCGCCGAGATTAAAACTGGGGTCGGTAATGTTGCCGTCAGCACGGTTTTACCCATACCCGCCTGTCCGTAAACTAAGCATTTAACGCCGTTATCAGCAGATGCTTGATTAGCTGTTGTAAACTGTAAAGCCATTTTAGCTCCTAAAAATTAAGCTGGTATTGTAGCCCGATAACCACAGGCTACGCAACCAAATTTACATATCGATACGGTCACGGAATCCCAAGAAAACAGGGAATCGCGGTGCTTCCACTACGCCAGTTGGGAAGTGTTTATATTTAACAATCTGCCCGACTAACGATTCACGCTTCGCCCATAACTCTTCACGCAAAGCTGCTGTGAAACCTGTCCCAATGTTAAACGTTACACCTGTTTCTAAATCTTTGACCACAAGTGCGCCCAAAGTATTGCCGCCTACCATTCCGGCTTTTTCGGAACTGCGGACGGTTTGCCCCAATTCGCCGACACGAGCTTGATTGTGGTTATGCTGCAATTCTTCAACGCCGATTACTTCAGCTTCGCCGTCTGTGAAACGCTTCAGCTTGAGCAAGTATCCTTCTTTCAGTGTAGAACGCCCGTATTTATACAAACCATCCACACTGCGAAGCATCACGCCTTCGTAGCCTTGCGCTAAAACTTCTTTTTCGTAAGCCAGCAATTCTTCTTCGTCGTGAACCAATACTTGCGGAACAACTTCGCATCTATCGGGCAGGCTTCCATGCACTTGCGCAGACAAAATGTCATTCAACCTGTCTTCCCATTTTTCACTCGGTATTGACCAATAGTCAAAAACGTGATATGTGAAATCAGGCGTACCATCACGACTCATTACTCCACTTGTGGTAGTCTGCATGACGTTTTTGTCGCACGGATTGCCTACGATAAGTTCACCGTCCAAACCGTTCAAGAAACCGTTATCACGCACCCATTCCTGGATAAACTTGTTCGGGATAGGCTTCAAACTTCTTGACAGTGCTACACCATCTTTGATTACGCAGCGTATGCCGTCCAATTTAGGCGAAGCGTAAGCCGGATAATCAATATACCCGTCGCAATTCACAGCTAACATAGGTTTCATAGTTACTCCATAATAGTGAGACTGTGGTTAAACGTCATGACGTGCAATTTCAATTCTACAGCCTTAGCTTCAATCGCATCACGCACGTTATCCGGTGTTTTAACGGCCAACATCACGCACGGCGTTTTATTTGCTCCGTAAACGCCTTTGCTAAACAGCACGTCATAATGGTCATCGACTAACCATTTGATAAATTCTTTCATCAATTCGCCCTTTCGTTGGGAACTGTTTTTAAATACCAATCGAATCCAGTCATTGCGAATCCACAAGCAATTTGAGTCATCTCGTTCTCGAACACAAAAGTTGTTTCATCGATTGTCAAATTATTCACAATACATTCCGGCAACACTTTCGAATACGCCTCCAGTGTCTTACCGAACATTGTTGTAAATGCTATCAACTGCTCTCGCAGACCCATTGTATAAAACTGCTCCCGAGGACATTCCTTGGCGATAGCCGCTCCGACAGAGAAAGACGCAAAAGCCATGTCATTTGCGGGGTCTTTAAAATCGAAAGAATCAAAGTCCTCATTTACGGATTCACAAAAACCCTTACCGAGAAACGACATCAATTCTTCTTTAGACATCTCTAACATCATTAACCTTTCTTCGCGGTAATTTCCAGTCCAGGTATTCCGTCTTTGATAACGAGTGCCTGATCCAGGATGTGCATTTGTTCCGCATTGAGCTTACGATACACAGATACTTTAAGTTTCGGCTGCCAATCAATAACAGCTTCCACATCCACGCCCGCATCGCGCAATTCTTCAGTAATCGCCGACAAAGAACCTTTGTCCACGTTACGTGTAATCACACGCTTACCTTTGAGGACAAATCCGTCGCCCAAATCGAAGTTGTTGACACCTTCTTCAGCCAGCGGGAAATAAGCCCCGAATATTGATTCCCGGAGTTGTTTCTCCCTTTCTTTTAGTTCCCCTAACTGCTGGGCAACTAAATACCATTCCTGCAACATTTCATTCATTATTACCTCCAAAATAATTAGTATTTAGATACACGACAATGTGTTAATGTTTAACGAAACACCATTATACATAATGCCGCGTTAAACACATTATACAAACATTAAAGTTTTGTTAAGGCAAGACTAGAACCCTATATGCCTTGCCGAAATACGAATGTTCATTGCGTAATGCCACTGGTGACACTTCCACAATCCAACCGTTCTCGATAGCAGCTTTAATCGTTAAATCCGCAGCAGCAATAGCACCTCTTGAAAACCTGTTAAACGCAGGTACGTTCTTAACCTTCCCTAGAATATACGCTTTCGGGATGATGTGGTTATTGATTAAGGATTCCGGGACATCTTTTCTAATCGGGGGTTTCGCCATAAACGATGCGCAAATCTCCATCAGTTTATTTAATCTCGTATCGTCGTTTAGACCTGTATCACCACCTTTCAGCTTACTGCTCATGTTGGTAATATCTGCTTTAACAACAGTGATAGCCCACTCTAAATGATGCGACTCAATAACAGGATTTATCCAGTTATCGGCAACCGCCAATAACGCGGCCAGCCTAGTAGCCTTCAAAGCAGCCCTGTTCCACATCTGCCTAAACGACTCTTCATCCGACCCGTTAATCATGTGGTCACATAACCGTTCAAACTCATCCAACATATCGTAAGATTCATTTGAGAACTCAACTTCCTGTGTCGAATTGTTGTTCAGGATGTTTTTAGCGTGAAAAGCTAATTTACACAAACCTTCTTCCAAGTGTAAATCTAACTTATCCGCCCGTACCCTGTTTAATGGCGGCCTATCGCCGTCATAATGCACGATTAAGAACCTTGATAGAAAACCGTCTTCCATCATACTTGTGGTTAAAGACTCATAGAATGTACTCGGTGTACTCTCGCCTATCATCGAATAAGCAACGCCCGCAACAGAATCAATGTTGTTTGCTTTATCCGAATAAGCAATACCACCGACAACGGATTGAGGTCCGGATTTTTGGTACATATTAGTCATCTGTGTTCTAAGCGTCTGCATCGGTCCGTCAGTATCATCGTTGCTTAACCGTTTCAACTTACGTCCCCACTCGCCACAGACATTGACGAATGAAGGATTGCTCGTACACGCTTTAATCAAAGCCTGCCCGCTCGCGTATTCTTTGAAATCGAAAAACTGATGGAAGATAGGCATCTTCTTACTGCAAGCGGCTATAATCGCGGCCAACCCGGAGTGCATGGCTTCCTTCCCGATAGCAGACTTAGCTATCAAGATGATGTACATATTCAAGCCCGATTGCGGAATATGCCAAGCCTTACCGCAGATACCGGCCAACATTCCTATTGTGGCTACAATCGCAACTTCTTTGACAGGTCTGGGAGCACTTGAATATATCCATTTAGCTATCGACCCTGCAAATCCAGGCGGCCATTCCATCCCACCCTTAGCTTCCGACACTAATTTATTCACAGGTGCTACTTCTGCCGCTATAACGTCTTGCATTACAGCTACAGATTTCCCGCCCATATTTTTAACCACAGTGGCAGCCATTTCCGCCGCTCGCTTGGCCGCTTCTATCTCCGAAGCCTGCCGCCGCCTAATAAGTCCCAGCGTCCTGTTCAAGTACAAATCGTTCCGCGTAGCTTTATCACGCTCTCCAAGCCCGCTTTCCCTGAACAATCGACGGCATTGCTCATTACTTCTAGAATAAAAAGCCAGCATAGACATCAACGCAACGTCCGCTTCCGATTGCGACGGGTATTCCCCGTCCCATTGGCCTAACCACAATCGCTCAAACTTCTCGCCGTTTTCAGCTTCCCAAGCAGTTTTAAGTATCCACCAATCTTGCTCATCAGCTTCAACTTCAAACGCCTCCAAAGCCTTAGCGTTACCTTCATTCAACTGCCCGTCCCGCATCTGCGAAACCATATTTACCAGCAGTTCTTGTTTATACGCTATCGGCAGGTTTTTGACCACAGAGCCTGTGCAGATAATATATCGCTCTTGCGAATAAACTTCTACACCGTCTCGTCTAACACCTTTACCGATATTCCCGCCCACCCAGATGTGCAAACCTTTCCCGCCAACACTGGTCTCACTATATGATTCCATAGTAGACATGATGCGGTAATACAAATCGAATTGCTCTTTAGTAGTCCACAAACTAGGTGTGTCAGGCGCATTAACAGCGTCTTTCACGTCTAAGTCGATACAGGTAAACGGGTCTGTTTCATGTAAGACGAAGCCAATATTCATCCGTCTTGCCCGCGCTTCTTTAACAGCGTCTTCAAAACGCATCCAAGTGTTAGGGTCATTTGTCTTAGCATACAGCAATCTGTCGCCAGCAACGTATTTCGGAATCTTATCCGCCCCGCTTATACACCATTGTGGCCGCTCTCGAAGCTCCAAAGGTAAATTATCAATCATACAACAAGCCTTGTAATAATGTTCATAGTTTCTGTTTAACGTGTAACGTCTTATTTAATTGACGACTCCTTTTCACGCAGCTTGTTCATTTCATCTCATGTCGCATTATTCCCGCTATAAGCAGGAACGCTGCAACAGATTTATTCTTTAACGTCTTCTTCAAATTGGCGTGATTCCTTTCGCCCAACTTATCAGCTTCCTCTCGCATTGTTTCCATAGCACAGGTCAACTCTTCAACAGTTTGTCCAGGAGTAATTTTCTGCACCAATCCTTCTTGCTTCACAGTAGCTATGAAGCCATCTGCACCGCCTGTCTTTTCAAACTCTTTGTGAATTTCATCGAAGCGGTTCCAATTTTGTGTGTTCATTGGTAAATAATCCTTTAAAAATTAACTAATACAGCTTTAAACGCGATTATAGCCGATACCGTCGGCGGTAATATCGCCAGCAAGCCGCCAATTTGCGCCATACAGCGCATTTTACAGCCCGCCCTATACCTTACCATTACCCAGCGGCCAAACAGCCCTAAAATCGCACCACAGCCGCCAAACATTAAGCATCACCGCCCATAACTTCGTCTCCCTCTTCTACGTCCCCATCACTATTAACAGCGATAGCTCCATAAATAGGTTTAGCGGCCTCCGAAACAGTTTTACGGAACATCTCGCCCGCACTCATTTCCTCATTACCAGCTACATCACTATCTACGGCTCCAGCATCCGCCTTACCATTACCGCCTACTGCACCTGTAATAATTCCATCGTTTTTAGCGAAGGCAGGTAATCCGCCGATACCTAAATCGTTTCCGGCTTCACGTTTATCTTTAGCGAAGTCTGTTTTAACTTCGGGAATGCTCTCGCCCGCACGCTCTACACCTTTACGATTCTGCCCCAAAAGGAAGTTAGATTCGATGGTTTTATGTTCCGAACGGAGCTGTTTTAAGTCTAATTGTAACTGGTTGATTTTTTCCACCAGTTCATTCTCAATCGCAGCGTGTTCTTTTTTGAGCTTGTTAAATTTATACATAATTTCCGGATTTTCGGAGACCGCCTTCTTGTGGCGGTATTTCCTAACGCGATAAGAGTTCTTAATCGAAGCTACGTCCACTTCAGTCATTCTTTCAGCCAATAAGTCTGCAAACGATACTCTTTCTGTGGCCACAAGGTATAACATTGTTTGGATGTTGAGCGGGTAGTATTTGCGTTTTAGAGTAGATTTGGCAACGTAAGAGGCTATGTCTTTCCATTCGATGAAAGATTCATCGCTCATTAGTTCAACAGCGATTTTAATTTGGTCTGCATCACCGTCGCTTTTATTTTTAACCACATGGGCAGCAAGGTATCGGATACAATCTTCGTAGCTTATACCGTGCGGGTCGTTGAAGTTGATTACTAGGTTAGGGTTGTATTTGATGCTTCCGTCGGAGTTTAAGTTAGGTAACATAATGATTAAATCCTTTAAATAATGTTGGGTTGAGTTGATTGAGTTGGTTATTGATTTACATAAATCGGTTTCGGGTAACGGGTAACAGTCGATTTATGGCGTAAATGTACCATTAAATAATGGCGTTGTAAACGATTTTGTAAGTCGTTGTTTTAATGGCTTAAAAAAAATTAACGCATTTTTGTTTTTTTTTCGGGGGTGCGTAATGTATAGTTAGTTTAAGGTTAGTCTACGTCTAGCGTGTTAAAATATGTAAGTAATGATTTTTTTGGATCATTACTTACATAACTTTACATTAAATTTTGAATTATTTTTTTATTTTTATTTAATATATGTAATTATTATATTATTATATCTACTATATAAATATATTGTTTTATATACTATTTTATTACTTTGAAATATACATAGACTAATGTAAAGATGTACAGTGCTATGTAATTTTAACAGTATTACAAATTGCTTGTATATATGTAATGTATCAAGTAGCTACACATTACAGCTAATTGTCACTTTTGAAAAATTACATATGCCTGTTCATGTAATGATTTTTTTCATTAACAATTACAGCTGATGGTTAAGAGAAATTTACTTTTCTACTACAAATTTACAGTTTGCTAACCATAGCTTAACCTGCTATAACATTATGAATTTCTGTAAGTAACGTTTTTACAAAACTCATGTACATTACATGTAGCTGTAATGATTTTTAGCGTGACGGTTGTGAAATATATAGTTTTGTTAAGTAATATGTAACGCCGCACCATATACAAAACGGCATTTCGTAACAGTAATATGTAACGGTGATACCATATACACATTAACACCTTGTAATGTTAATTTAAAATCATTAGTTTCTTTACAAATTACATGTATATTTTCGGCTTCAATTCTGTATACATAGCTGCTTAAAAAATAGGCAGCTCTTTACAAACGAAACGGCTTGACTAACGTGTTTAGTGGTAGTTTGGGTTAATCAGTGGAACATTGGTCTATGGTGTTTGCGGGTGGTGCAGGTGCTAGATTTGTGGTTATTTTCGGGTGTTTGGCGGATAGGTAGCGGAGTAATGGGCGGTTATAATCTTGTTTGTGGTTAAAATGAGGTGTTGATAGGTAGCTAGGCCTAACCGATTTCAAATCCTAGGGAAGTTTGATAGGTAGCTGTGGATTTTCGATTTCAAATCCTGGGAGAATGTGTTTGGAGTGTATGTTTAAATGATTAAGAGTTAGAAGTAAGATTTGGAGCAGGTTAAGATATTTGGAAGTCGATGCAGGCAGTTCCGTATGCCATTTGCATAATGGATTGGGTGTTGGAATAATGGGTTGTAGATGTCAGGTGGAATGAACGGCGAGGATGGTAGTAGAGCGGAGTGAGAATGGGCGGTACTTGTGGTTAGTATGGATGTAGAGTGTTGGAGGTGGTGAAGCTGAAGTGTTGGAGGTAGATGTCGGCGGTTGGGCTGGCTGCTGCGGAGCTGTGATTTGGTGTGCCATTGTGGTCATCGGAGGGCGCGGCGCAAAAACAGGCCGCCGGTGCGGCCTGTTACCCTGAAAATTATTAGCTGCTACGCTGTGATTTAATTCTAGCTTCGACAGCGCAAACATTGTTCAAGTCTTTAAAGTTGTAAACATCTTTATGTCTACCTTTTCTAAACAAGATGTTTTGCAAGCTCTGGATGTTTGATGAATGGATACGCACTTTGCCGACATATTGACGGCTTTCGCGTTTGTAAATTTTAAAACACATCATCGGAAGTCGATGTTCGGACGGAGTCTCGATAATTTTAAAATCTTTTGCAAAAAACTTCATGGGTTTATTCATAGTATTACCTTTCTAGGGATTAAGCTGTTTTGGAATTTGGCATTGAGCCGTTTTGGGATTAAGCGGTTTTCGGATGCGTATAAACCGCAGTTTTAAAGCTGCCAGCCGATTTGTAAACCGGATTGGTTTTAGCTATCGAAAACGGTTTATTATAGCTTTGACCTATGTTAAATTATGTATGCAAAAGTGCAAAAATTTAACAATCGCTGAACATTTAATACTTTAATCGAATTGCCGAAAACCATTAAAAATAACTATCGTTCGATAACGATAATCGTTCTCATCTACACACTATACGAGATACTAATGAGAACTATTCTCATCTTGAGTTAATACAAACGACAACCATTCTCATCTAATAAATAATGCTTGCAAAAACTTTAAAAGTATGGTATACGCGCGGGCGCGTGTGCGCGTGTAATATATGTACACGTTACGAACTGCCAATTTACGGCACATAACGCGCAAAAAGGCACAATGTTACAATTTACGGCACATTGTGCAGTGTTAAATTTAACCATGCCAAAATTAAATAGCCTTGTATATTAAGCACTTAGTAGTATTAACTGTACATGGCACGGCCTTTGCTTGGTACATTGCAAGGGCAAACAATCGCAGCCTACCGTTAAATGCGATAACTTTTAAAAAGGGTAAATTACCATGCAAAACACTGTTAAAACCGCCGCACAAATCGCCGCCGAACGTACCGCCGCCGAAGCAAAACAGCGCGAGTTGATCGCCGAAGCAAACGCACAAATTAAAGCCTTGCGCGAAGCTGAACTACAAGCCAAAGCAGCCGAAAAAGCCGCCGCCATTGCCGATACACTAGCCGCAGCGAAAGCCGCCGAAAAAGCCTATAACGCCGCCGC